TCCCCGCCCTCTCGGCGGCCCGTTGCCGCAGTTCGTCCGACATCTTCTGCACCGCCATATGCATCGGTACCTCCTCCAGTTCGGTGTCGATCCGTTCGTCGTTCGCGAGCTCGATCGCGTCCTCCAGTTTCGCTGCCCATTCGTGCAGCATCCGGTTTCGCCTGTTGCCGGACGCCTGCGAGATGTCCTCGGCCATCGACCGCAGGTGTTCCGCGATCAGCCGGGCCGTTTCGTCGAGCGTCGCCGCTGCCCGCATGTGTGCGATGACCGTGCTCATGCCTTCGCGTCCACCTTCCTGCGCTCGATCTCGGCGCGCGCCCATCGCGCAAGCTCGCGTCCCCTCTCGGCAACGCGGATCTCGCCGAGGCACGCCGCGTAGCCCGCCACATCGACCGCGTTGTCGCGCTTCGGAGCGTGCTGCTCCCGCGCGAGCTTGTCGATGACCATGAACATCGCCCAGTCGGCGGCGGTCAGCGGCTCGCGGAGCTTGTGCGCGAAGATCGAGCTGATCGCGCCCGCCGTGCGCGCGAAGTGCGCCTCTGGCGAGCCGTACGACTCGCCGCGCTCGCGCACGATGCGCGCCGTCTCCTCAAGCAGTTTCACCCGTTCAGACATTGGCCTTGCCCCTTTCGCGTTCGGCGCGCTTGCGCCTTTGATCCTGTGCCCTGCGCTTCGCGCTCTGACCCATCCACCTGTCGAACTTCGGGACGATCGCGCCCGCGTCGTCGAGCAGGAGCCAGCCCGCGCTCTCAAGCGCGTCGGCGAAGCCCGGGTGCTTGACCACGGCGTCGATGTCGCCCGCGACCACGCGCGGGAGCGACCCGTCGGCGCTCTCGGCGTCGACCCAAGCCCAGAAGATCACGCACAGCCCCACGGCGTGCGCATCCGCGATGCCGAGGGTGCGCGCGAGGACGCGCACCTCCGTCCTGTTCGCGATCGTCGATGAAATCGGAATCCAGCTGCTCACTTGACGCTCCTCCTGCGATGCCACATGCGCGCCGACACCTTCAGCTCGATGAGCCGGAACGCGGTTTCCCTGTCGTTGATCCTCACGAACTCGCGGATGTCCTTGCATCCGAGCCCCTCGCCGAGACCGCGCTGCGGGACGGCGACCTTCACGCGCGCGAACTCCGCGACGAGGTCGTCGGCGAGCGCGTTCGCGCCCTCGACGCCAGGTCCGTCCGCGTCGGCGATCACGACCACCTCGGGCTCGCGCGCGGCGAGGAGACGCACCGCCTGCACGACGAGCTGGTGCTGCCCCGTGCACGACGCGCGGCCGATGACGGCGACGGGATAGTCGCGGTAGAGCCATTCAAGCGCGGCGGCGTCGGTCGGCCCCTCGACCACGAACACGCGGTCGAGCGAGGTGCGGCGCACGCCCTCGGGCAGGAACAGCCCCGCGCGGCTTCCCTTGAGCGCCCACTTCGCCGCGCCCGAGTCGACGGGCTCGCGGAGTCGGATGCCGCACACGCGGCCCTCGCCGTCGTGCATCGGGAACGCCCACGAGCCGTCGCCCGCCGGGCACCAAGCGAAGCCGTATGCGGTGAGCGCGGACTCGGTGACGCCGAGCGTGTGGGCTGCGTCGACGACGCGCTGGAGCGGCGTCTGCGCGCGCCACGCGTCGATCACCTCGCCGCAGTCCTCGCGGTAGCGGTGCTCCTCGACCTTCGGCGCCTTGGCCGCGCGCTTCATCGGGACGGACGGCAGCGCGAATCCATCGGCGATCATGCGCACCGCCTCGGCGAAGTCGACGCCGTGGAAGTCCATGACGAAGCGAATCGCGTCGCCGCCCGCGCCGCACGCGTGGCACTTGTAGAACCCGCGCCCCTTGTGGGTGATGACCGCCATCGACGGCGTGCTGTCCTCGTGGAACGGGCAGAGCGCGACGAGCTCGCGGCCCTTGCGTCGGAGCGCGACGCGCGAGCCGACCACATCGACGATGCTCGCGAGCGAGCGCACCTCGTCGGCGTCGGGCGCGGGCTTGGCCGCTTGGTGCCAATCGAACGGCATCAGAACACCTCCATCGTGGGCGGCGGTGCGATCGGCTTCGGCTCGGTGTAGGTCTTCTTGAAGATGGCGTCGAGCGCCTTCGTGGCGTCGGCCTTCGACATGTTCGGGTCGAGGCCGTGCTTCCGCAGGATCGCGGCCTGCTTGAATGTGCACTTGCCCGTCTTGAACCGCGCGATGATCTCCTGACAGAGCCGCCTCGCGTCGTCGCCGTTGAGCGAGCGCGGGTCGATCCCCGAGCGCGCGAGCATCTGCGCCTGCTTGTCGCTGATCGGGCGTCCCGAGCCCGCCCACTTGGCGAGCGCGGCGGGGTCGCGCCTGACGCCGAGCACCTCGAACGGATCGACGGTGCTGGTGCGGTAGTCGGCGCGCGCCCGGAGGTTCGCGCGGCGCGCGGCCTCGCGGGCGATCTGCTCGTCGCGGAGCCTCTTCGCCTCGGCGCGGCGCTCGGCCTCCTCCTCGGCGCGTCGGCGCTCCTCCTCGATGCGCGCGCGCGCCTCGGCGAGGGCGGACTCGACATCGGCGCCGCGCCCGTTCTGACGGGCGATCTCGGCGGCGAGGTCGCGAACGGGCTCGGGGTCGTTGCCGCCGAGGATGTCCGCGACCGAGATCAGGCGGTGCCGTCCCGTGTTGCCGACGAAGTCCACCACCTCGCAGCATGGCTTCGCGCTCGCCGCGATCGCCGCGACGCGGGCCGCGGCCGTCTCGGGGCCGTCCACGATGCCCGGCAGCGGGCGCGTGCCGCGACCGACCATCTGCGCGAAGAGCGCGCGAGACTTGGTCGGCCTCGCGAGCACGACCACCTCGACGCCAGGATCGTCAAAGCCCTCGGTGAGCACTCCGCAGTTGCAGAGGAACTGCGTCTGGCCGCGCGCGAATCGCGAGAGGATCGCCTGACGCTCGAGCTTCGGCGTCTCTCCGCTTACCATCGCAGCGGAGCCGCCCTTCCATCGGTTGATGATCTCGCCGATCCGCGTGGCCTGTTCGACGCTCGCGCAGAACACGATGGCGCGTCGGCCGCGCGCGACCTCGATCGTCGGGTGCGCGATCTGGTGGAGCGTCTTCTCCTCGTTGAGGATCTTGGACAGGTCGGCCCCGTTGAGGTCGCCCGCCGTCGTGCGCACCGACGAGTAGTCGAGGCCCGCGACATTCACGCTCGTCTGCCTGATCGGCGTCAGCCAGCCGTCGGTGACGGCGTCCGCGATGTCGTAGGAGTGCGCGACCGTCTCGAACACGGAGCCGAGCGCGAGCTCGTCGGCGCGGTCGGGCGTGGCAGTCACGCCGAGCACCCGCATCTCGGGGTTGATCGCGCGGAAGTGCTGGATGATGCGGCGGTAGGACTCGGCCGGCGCGTGGTGCGCCTCGTCGATGACGAGGAGGTCGAACCCGCTCGCGAACCGCTTCATGCGGCCCGTCGAGAGCGTCTGCACGCTCGAGACGATCACGCGGGTCGGCGCGTGGTCCCAGTCGAGCCATTCGGGGGTCGCCCAGTGCGCCGCCATCTCGATCTGCGGCGAGACGCCCGTCACCGCGTGGATCTTCTGCGCGGCCTGCGCGATCAGCTCCTCGCGGTGCGCGATGACGAGCGCGCGGCCGCGCCCGCCGAGCCTGTCGATCGCGGTGGCGAAGACCACGGTCTTGCCGCACCCCGTGGGGAGCACGACGAGCGCGGATTCATGCGAGGCGAACGCCTCGTCGATGCGCGCGATGGCCTCGGCTTGGTAGGGGCGGAGGCGCATCGGTCAGTCCTTCCCCGCCAGTTCGGGCGCGACGCACTGCCAGCCGGCGCGCGGGAGCCATCCGTTGCCCTTGCACGCGTCGCACCCGTCGCCCGAGCAGTACGGGCAGACGGCGTACGGCAGCGCCTCGGCGCGGACGGCGTTCGCGACCCGCAGGAGCGCCGCCTCAATCTCGGGCCATGCGAGCGACGCGTAGCCGCTCTTCGTGCGCTGCCCGAGGAGTCGCTCCGAAATGGCGCGGAACTCGTTCAGCCACTCGTTCACCTCGGCGCGCTGGTCCACGAACGCGTCGGCGATGCTCTCGGGGATCACGCGTCCCTTGCCGTCGACGCGCGGAGCCTTCGCGGGCGCCGCCGCCGCCTTCACGGGAGCCGCCGCAGGCTCGTCCTCCCCCTCCGAGTCCTCCCACGGGTCGGACGGCTCAGCGCGGCTCTCCGTGGCTTGCGCGCGGGGCTCGGGGCGACGGCCGATGTTCG